TAGACTGCATATAATCTTTAACACCACCATATGATATTCCCTCATTCTCTTCATAGGGAGTACCATAGTAATCGTTATCTGCAAACTTATATGTGTAATCGTGTCTATCACAGAAAGCAATTATCTTATCTAACAGTCCTACATATATTTTCTTTGTTCTCATATCGAATAGGTGGATCTCTCCATTCCAATTCCTATTCCGATATTGTGGCATAAACTTTGCACCCTCTACCTCAAAGGTAAAGTGGTCTCTTAACTCATACTCAATATGAGGTTCAGAATCAATTTTTAAAAATACTTCGTTAGACTTAGATATAACGACATTAGCACTTGTATCAATCACCTAGTACATGCGTCTAGGAATATTTAGGAACCTATGTCAAGCTTGCAATAAATCCCATAACTTTTCATAATCCATTTTGGCATATAGATAATTATCAATATGATGTTGGATATTAGAGTTCTTTAGGTGAAACTGTCCCTCTCCAGTATTACCTCTATGTTGTTTATCTGAGTATTGTATATTAGGATCTTTACTAATGGTCTCACTTGGTATCTCAAAGACATAAATCATATCTTTAAAGAACACTCCATACCAAAGTATATCAAAGCAACCAGTTTTTACTTGCTGTATATTACAATCCCACCTTTGTTCTAATTTATTTTTATCTTCTATTAGTCTTACTGAGTTATCCTGCATCAATACTTCACAGATATTTTGTTCTGTGATTGGGTTTGCTTTAGTGTATGCTCTTGATACTTTGACCTCACCTTTCTGATCACCTAGTTTTTTATCGTAAGATAGGTTGTCAGACTTCTCTAGACCTTTGACGATTTTACTCATCAAGATCTCACCAACATCACCAAATTTTCGTGTGTTTAGATTGCAAATGGAAGATACTAAATTGTTCATCCTAGTCCAGAATTAAATCGCATGAACTCAATTGCATTCTTAATTTGGAACGTTCTGTTCTGTATTACCTTAAGAATGCTTTCAAGGTATACTAACATTGTATCATAATAATCGATCTTCAGCGAAGTAGTGGACAGTTTCTCATCTGCATCCAAGTATTTCTGCATAGTATCCTTATCCCTTATCTTTTTAGGAAAGGGATTCTCTATATAAACGTCTGGATCTGCTTTCCCACTAAAGTATTCGTACCGTTCATGACGGATGTTTTTTCTTTGTTGCTCTGCTTTCTTTCTCAGTAGAAAGATAGTATTATAAAGTTCAAAGTATTTTGCATGAAGAGAGGGGATGTTCAATGATTCATCATGTAGATTATCTCTATCTATTGCTGCATCTTTTTCCCACATCTCTTGAAGTTTATCAAGAGTTACACTCATAAAGATTTTCCTTCCAGATCAGTTAGTTTGTATATAGTATACTTGAAAGATACGTCTGCTGTAAAGTATTCTACATCAGTATCAGTTGCATCAAATGATAGTGTAGATAAGCTATATGGAAATAGGTCATCAAATACCACTTGAAATTTAGGTACTAGATTACTACTTAGAATTTGTAACGTACCATCAGAATATATTTGATCTCCTCTATTACTAAATCTTGCAGCACCAAACAAATAATCCTGCTCTTCTAATTCATCAAACTGTTTAAGTGATTCTGGATAACCTAATCCACGAATCCAGTTTTGAATCTCCATATAGTTACCTAGATCCTCATCAACAAGAAACCTTAAATTAAGATCACCAAATTCAATCTTATCACCAGGTATTGGTATGTCCTTAAAGTATGTTGGTTGTTCTGCTATTCCTAAAGTTATATCAGGAATGTTTGCCTGATTACAAAAGAAAGCAGTCTTAGGACTTCTTTTAAGTGCAAATTTAAAACCAACTGGAGACAGGAAATTCCTATTGGTAATAGGAGTTCCTGGTCTTGGTGCTGGTGAATTTCTAATCGCCATTAGTTATCTCTAGATATTTGTTCTTCAAGTTTTGCTTTTGCTGCTTTTATTCCTGCTAGTCTTACTTCTAAAACATCTTCAAAACGTTGAAACAACTTAAGTTTGAATTCCTTGTTCATGATACATTTTTAGACTACTTATATTTAGACAAAAAAAAGACCCTTCCGAAGAAGAGTCTTTTGAGAAATATAAGCGTCTCGCTTACATGAGGTTCTTAACTGTAACACGTCTGTAGTACTTGTTGTTGTTAACTCCAACAGTACCAAGACCAGCAGTTGTACCTTCGGCAAATGGGTTCGCAACGATTCCGTAACGAGTCTTAAAGCCGATTTTTGGTTGGAAACTATTCTCTCCAACTGCACGAACCATCTGTAGTGGAACGTATGGGCAGTAGAACAGACCAGCATCGTAAGGTGAAGAACCTTTATATCCAACAACATAGTACTGATTAGCAGCACTGTTTGCAGAATAAGGGTCAATGTATACCTTGTACTTACCGTTAAGTGTTCCAGCAAATGTATTGCCAGTGTCATCAACGTTAAGGTTAGCGTTAAGAGCAGGTGTGTAATCAAGAACACCAGCCATTGTTAACGCAGAAGCAACGTCAGCAGATGTTAGGATAACGTTACCCTTTCCTCTACGAGTTTGCTGTGCGATAGCGTTAGCATCTCTTTCGATCTGGAAGATAAGTCCCTTGAACTTCTCAACAGACCAACGACCATTACTGTCGATGTCTAAGTCGAACTCTCCAGCAGTTGCTGTGTTAGCAGCAGCACCAGTTTCAGCAGACTTGTAGATTGTTCTAATAACTTCTCTGTTGATTTCCGCAAGGATCTCAGTAGAAAGGATATTAGCAAGTTCTGCTTCGGCGTTTAAACCGTGGATTGCTTTCAAGTCTTGAGCAAGTTCTAGACTGTACTCAGCTTTTAACGCACGAGATTTCGCAGTAACTGTTACTTTCTCGATGCTGAATGCCATTTCGTTGAAGGCATCTGCACCAGTGCCATCAAGCTTTTCAGACTGGGCAGTGGTCATACCTTGACCAACGTCGTATGCCTTCTGAGTAGTAGCAGTTGAAGGGTTCAACGCACCTGGGTTTGTACCAGACTGTGATGTTGTACCTAAACCAACTGTACCATCTACGAAACCAGTTTCAACATTGCTTCCTGCAGGTTGTCCTGAGAATGCAGAGTCTGCTTCGTTGTAGAATGCTTCTGTACCAGATTGATCCTTGTAACGAGATCTCATCGCAAAGATGAGTCCAGTAGGACCAGACATTGGTTGTACGCCAGCAAGATCATAAGCGATCAAGTTAGGCATTGCTCTTCTAATCAATGAGATTAGAACAGGATCAAAGTTATCAACACTAGAACCTGTAGAGTTCGTAGGTTGCTCTGTTAAAAGACCAGAATTGCCGAATGCATTCTGTTCTCTTTGGAATTTTTCTTGGTTTTCTAGCAGGACTGCGGTAACCGCTTTCTTGTGAGAATCTTGAATCTTATCAAGACCTTCATGCTCAAGAACGGGAGCCCACTTTTCCTGCAACTGTTCTGAATGGAACATTTGCTTTAAAATAAGTGTGTAGTTTGTTTAATTTTAAATTCAGTTACTTGCTAAACTGAGATAGTGTTTTTAGATATCCAGCCATTGAACCTGAAACTGTTTCAGGTGCAGAATCGACTCCTTCTGATAAACTCTCTCCTTTAGCAGCTGGTACGCCTTTATTAGGGAAATAAGATTCCTTAAGGGTTTCCAACTTTTCACGATACTCTGATTCACTTTCAAACTCGACACTTTCAGCAAGTGAAGCGAGCTTCTCTTTCTGTGTGGACGCTAATCCGTCAGAAACAGATTCAAGAATACCGTCAGCAACAGACTCAGCGAGTCTACTGTTTAGTCCAACGTTCTTCTCAATTTGCTCATTGAGTTTGGATTCCATATCATCTAGTTTTTCTACCATACTCTGTAGTACATCATATTTTTCTTCAGGGATTGATACATAATGTTCTTCAAAAAGACCTTTTAGACCAGTCATAAAGGACTCAGTAAGTTCTTCCTTAAGACCGCCCTCTACTGCAAGTTGGTTCTCAGTGAACCATTCTTCAGCAACATATTCTAGGTAAGAGTCTACACGCTCGTTAAGAGCAGACTTAAACTCTTCAGCCTCAGAAACGAGTTTTTCCTCGTATTCTTTCTTGAGACCTTCTTCGATTGCTGCAACTTTTCCGTTGATTGCTGCTTCAAGAATAGTTTTTGCTTTACTCTTAAAGTCTTCAGAAAGTTCTTCACCTTCTACGAGTGCTGCAACATCTTCTTCGATGTTGTACTCAGGTGCTTCAGCAACTACTGGTTCTTCAGTAGTTTCTTCCTCTGCAACAACTTCTTCTGTAGAAGTCTCTTCTTCTGCTACTACTTCATCAGTAGTAACTTCTTCTTCAGAGACAACTTCATCTTCAGTTGCTTCAACTTCTTCAGGTACGGATACCTTAGTAGCACTAGTTGCTGCCGCATCTCCTGCAGAAGCTTTCTTATTAACTACATCCTTAACTTGCTTAAGGGTAGCACCAGGTGTATTCAGTTTTGCTGAATTGTCATCTGGTTTGTAGTTATCTGGTGTTGGACCACCGAGATCTTCGACTTGTGCCGAATTTCCTGGAGTAGATACACCTGCTGCGTTACTACCAGCCGTTGGCAAAGCATCACCAGGTGATGCAGCTGCATTAGCCTTCGTTTTGGAGGGTGTAGTGCCTACTTCCATTTCCTGTAATTCTTTGCCACTAGACATTGGGTTTCTCTCCGATTTCCTGTAAAAAAGTTAAAATCTATATTTATTTATAAGTGCAGTATTTACAATGACTTTATAAAGTCGTTGAAAAGACCTAACTTATGTTCTTCGAGTGCTCTTTGGGCTGTTAGAGACTCAATTTTGTTTTTTGTTTCGTTAGCAAGGGATTCTCTGAATGAATTTCCTTCCCAGATCCACTCCTTTCCTTCCATAATTCCCTCAACAAATGCATCGGGTGCAGAAGGATCTGCTACGATATCTGCTGCTGTTGCTAACATAAAGTCATCTCCAACAACATTAAATCCTTCACGAGTCGGTTTCAATGAACCAATACCACGAGATGAAACACCTAATTTTACACCTTCTTTAATAAGTGAAGATGCAATTGAACCCATTGGTGTATCAAGGATTTTTGCTTTACCTATAAAATTAGATCCACTTTCCTTAAGTGAAACAATCTTATGGGATACTCTATCAAGATTAACGGTTGGTCCATCTGGATGACCTAATTCTCCAAGTGCTCTACCTGAAGTAATATTAGATTCATTGTACCTAGCAACCTCTCTTTGAAGAGTTTCCATAGGATACATTCTGCCATTACGGTTTTTAATATTACCCTGTAAAAAGATACCTTCAATATAAAGGTTCTGTTTACCAGACTTTAATTTTTCAGTAATAAACTTTACTGACTCAATTTCTTCTCTGATGAGTTTCATTTTTAGTTACCGTAAGCGATCTTTACAACCTTCATACTAGATCCTTGAGATGCTGCAGTTAGAGTATCTGATGCATCTTTCTCTAAGAGGACTGTATCCAATGTACCAACACTTAAACTACCAACTGTATCACCACCAGAAGTTTTTCTAGTAATAACAACAGCAGCACTATGGGCATTATAAAGCCGTACTACAGTAGCTAAGTCAACATTAGAAGCAGAGGATAAATTACCTTCTGCTGCTAAAACCTTTATTAACATTGTCTAACCCTCTAAAATCCAGTTATTTAGTTATTTATAAACACTATTCTTCGGATTCAGTTTCAACCTCATTATCTTCTGCCTCTACAGGCTCAATTGTATCAAAAGTTTGTCCAGCAACAGCAGGTCGATGAGCATCTACCTTCTCTGCAGACTTTGCAAATAGGATATCTTTTATCTTATCGCTTATATTTGATGGTGATTCATCTGCAATAATCATATCCATTAAATCATCATTAGTAACATCAGGCATAATTAAGTCCAAAAAATGTGTTTAATCCTTAATATTTATATCTCTCCACCACTAGGCATTTCTGTCCTACCACCATCCTTAGTGCCATCAAGGTTAGGTTCCATGACAGGAGCCCCTAAATCCATTCCTGCTGCACTTTGATCTAATGGTAATCCAGTCTCAGGATCAGTTGGAATAGAAGGATCTGGTATAGTTCCATCTGCTATTTCCTTTTCAATTAACTTATCCTGTTCAATAATCTCCTCATCTGTCTGATGTAGGATGTTACGTCTTACATAATCTTGAGAGAAGAACCTTCCAACATATGGTTCTGCTGTTGCAACACTATTCAATCTCTCATTTAATAGTTCTGAATTCTTCAATTCAGTGAAGTGATTGTCATATAAGAAGTCATATTGTATATGCTCACTCATTATTTCCCAGTCTTCTGGGGTACAGATATTCTTAAGAATCAACTGAGTTCTAAGCATATCATCAAACATTTTTGAGAATCTCTTTCTCAAACGTGCTACAAACTTAGTGAACTTAAGTTCATCTCTTAAGATTTCTGAGGATCTTCCGAGGTTAAATCCTCCTTCTCCGTCCATTCTTGAGGGAGGGACGTTGAGGGATCTGTATAATTTCTTCTTGAAGTACTCGATGTCCGTGATCTCACCCAGGTTTTGACCTCCAGGAAGAGTAGAAATTTCAGTACCACGTCCTCCTTCTCTCCGAGGGAGCCAGAAATCTTCCAGCATTGCCATGTACTTTTTGTCATCACGGATCTCTCCTGTGTTAGCGTCGTATACAAGTTTGTTACGATATCGCATCATCACATCTCTGAGATATTGCTCTGCCTTGACTTTTGGTAAATTACCTACATCAATATAGAAAATTCTACGTTCTGGAGCACGAGATAGTCTGTATATTACTAGAGAATCCTCAATCATCCTTAATTGATTGAGTGATTTGATTGATTTATGCAAGTAAGAGAGGGTATTTCCTTTATTTCTATCTACCAGACCTGATGTACAATACGTTACTGCATCTTTCGCTAGCTTAATTCCTGTACTTGCACCTGTTGCATTTATGTTTCCTGTTGGATATTGTTGCTTTGGATTGTATATAAAGTACTCTTCTAACTCTGGCCATTTAAAACCCATTGGGTCTTGAGAATTGGCAGTACTATTAAGGTTAATATACTTATCTTTTTCTTGCTTCTTCTCTTGCCTAACATAACGCATTTTCATTGCGTCAATATAACGCAAATCTTGAATACCTTCTTGAGGATTCTTTAAATCAATGACTTTATGATAAAAAATTCTTCCATCGATGTACCAGTTACGGTAAATTTCATGGGATTTCTTACCAAAATCTAAAAGATCAAGAATATATTTAAATTCTGATCTAATTTTCTTCTTAATACCATCACTAGCATTAAGATTGGAAAGTTCTATTTGTACAGGACTATCGTTTGAGTCTGAAACAATTGCTTCATTTACAATATCTTCAATAGCACTATCCGCTTCAGGATGAAGTGCCATCTCTCGATATCGTTTTATTAACTCATACTCAGTTCTGTAAACACCTTCGATGTCAACATAAGAACCAAAAAAACCACTACTCGCATAATGATCAACCCCGTCCTCATCATTAGGAGCAACGGGGGAGACCGCATTAGGTGATAGTGGTTCTGTGTCCTCAATAGAGAACCCAAATAACTTCGACATGATTTATTTAATTTTCCTTCTTACTATTTATGCTAGTCGGCAGAACCGTTTCCAGCAAGACTGAAGGACTGAACTTGGAATTCAACAGTGAATTCTTCTATAGTATCGCTTGATTCGTAAGATAAGTCAATAGCAGAGATATTTGTTGGGAAAATATCAACGAATTCATACTCTCTAAGAACTGTATTCTTATCGCCAGTATTGTCTTCGCTGCTTGTCTTAGATCCTCTACCAAGTTGATACACTTTAGCATTAGTCATATATGAAGCAGGATTAGTCGCTCCTAAGTTATTTTCTAACTTAGAAATCTGATTCATCCACTCTTCCATTGCAGTTCTAAGGATAAATCCTTCGTCATTGATAATGGTTACAGTCCATGTATCGAATGTTCTGTCTCCTGCAACTTTAAAAATACGACCCCTAAATGGTACATCGATTGCTGCTACATTAGATGCAGGTAAAGCTGCTGCCTTACACATATATCTAAAGTTATCAGCACTCCACTCAATTCCAGCAGGTAGAGTAGTTAACTCTACCTCGAACAGATTAGGTCTTGCACCGCCCCCAATAAGAGCACCTTTAAATTGAGAAATAGATTTGTTTTCTCTTGTCTTGGCCATGGTTGGTTATCCTCCTGTGTTTATTTAGATAATGTGATTAAACTCGACCTGCTACTTCCTCGAAGCTAACACCAGTACGTGTAGCAACAAAGGTAAGAGTAACATAGTTGATTGACTTGGCAGGCTTCAGGAAGATGTCTGCTCTAAATTCATTATTATCGATAACATCAGGTGTGTTATTTGTGGTATCACAGATAACGAGGAATCCGTAAATACCCCTCTTTGCCTGAATGTCACGTAGATAAGGTTCTACGATGTTCTTAAAGTTCGCTCTTGTTAACTCATCGTTGAGTTCAAAGAGTTGTGCTTCTGCTGCTTTCTCAAGTGCTTGCTCAACAGTTAAGAATAAACGACGAACGTTAATTCTATCGAAAGCAGATGCATAACCTAATCCAGTCTTGTCTCCGAATAATAGAGTACCAATTCCTGGTTGTGTTATGACTGAGTTAATCCTTTGAGGATAGAGTTGATCTCTTTGTGCCTTACTTGGATTATATGCAAGTTTAATTGCATTGTTGATAATACCACGCTGTTGTCCAGCAGGTGAGAACCAAGGATAAGAATTGATTCCTGTACGACACATTAGACCAGCAACATCACCATTTGTTGGGATGTAGCGGAACTTATTGTTAAATCTGTCGTAAGTATACTTGTAACCACTATCAAATACTGCATATGATGAAGATGCAAGTGGTGAGAAGTACTTAACCAAGTTATCAGTTTGAGTATCAGTGTTAGTTAAACCAACAATGTCTGATCTATGTGGTCCAACAGTTGCCACGCAATCTTTTCTAAGATTAGCAATAGAAATTATAGAATTTGCTTTTGCTTGTGACTCTGCCTGTGTATCGCAGCCTGGTCCCATGATTAGGAAGTCTACTGCGGTCTCGTCTTTATTATTGAACTTATTGTATGCAGTTATTTGATCTGCAAGGTCTGCCTTCATTCCACCAGTAGCAGAATAATCAACACCACCAGCAAATGTATAAGTTACATTTCCTAATGCACTATACTTAACACCTTGAGCATTTTGTCCCCAAACACCTGCACCAGTTGTAACTGGAGTATATCCAGAAGAGAATCCAGTTGCTAATGGAGTTGTACCCCAATAAGAGTCTGCAGCAGCAGATGGGTTCTTACCTGCATAGATGTTTGATGAATAATCTGCTAAGAACTGGTTGTACCAGATCTTTTGCGGAGCATTTACAGAAGAAACTGCGTCTTTTGCCTTTGAGATGCTTATGTGCTTCTCAAGAAGATTGCCTTTTATTCCACTAATTGTTCCTTTGTCATCAACTACAACAACGTGTAGACCATCACCTTTACCTTGTCTATCTGTTACGTAGACGTTAGATGTTGGTTTTGGAGCAATTTGCTTCCAAAAAATTGTTGAGTTTGTTAAACCTAATGTTTGCTGATTGTACCAGTCAACAGAAGCACTAATAGTTGCTGTTGATCCAACAAGAGCACCTGCAGCACTGATAACACTAAGTGTATTAAATCCAGCACCAGTTGTCAAAGATGCATAAGTTGTTCCCTCTGCATAATCGATTGCTGTTTCTGTACCGTCAGTAGAAACTCTTGATGTAAGTTTGACATCAACTTTCTTTGTACCAGCATCAATACCAGTAATAATACCTTTAATATGTCCACTAAATGCGGATGTAGTTCCTGTACCAGGAATTACTGTATTATTTGGAACTGAAACTGAAACACCTTGTCCAACAGTAGCACCTGTTGGTATTGCATCTAGTGTTACAGTTTGATCTGCTGCGTCATCAATGAAACAAACTTTTAATCCGTCTGCCCATGTACCTGAGTTTTTCGCTGCGTATGTAAAACTATTGTCTGTGTCCTGATGATTATTGGTATAATCGTCATAGTTGTCAATTCTTGCTGTACCAGTCATAGTAGCACTGGCAGCATTAGAACCAGCATTAGCATTAGCAAGTGTAGTACCTGCTGCTCTGGTTACTTTTAAAACTCCACCATATGAAAGGTAGGATGCTGCACTCATCCAGTACTCATATTGAGCATCTGTTGAGATGGGCTTACCAAATACATTGATAAGATCTTGTTCTGTGGTTATATCAATTGGGTCGTTTACTGGTCCAATTGGGAATGGTCCCGCAATTGCACCAATGTTATCCAATACATTATCAGCTCTTCCTACTGTTAAGTCAACCTCCCTTACCAGTACTCCAGGAGATAATTGAGGAGTAGCCATGCTTTTTGTTCTCCGAGTCTCAGTTAATCTGAAAATATTTATTCAAAGGAACATTTTCGTGTGCTATGAACAATGCATGAACATTTACCTGTATTCCCACATGAATGATCTATCCCCATACTCATCTGCTTTTTTCCAGTGATCTCCATCTGCATCAACAAAACTATCTTCACCCATACCATCATCCATAAAACCAAATGGAGCCATATCTTGTTCAATCTGATTCTTTTGTTCTTCGTATAGTCTTTTTCTTACGTCCTGATCTGTGAGTTCTTTAAAGTAATCCTGTGCAACTAACCATGCATATATGACAAGACACATAGCAAGGTCATCATTACATCCTTCTTCTGCCTCAAATGAATTGTTTTTCTGAATGAATGTGGTCAGTTCACTCATAATTTCATAATCACATGATAGAAGTTTATCTTCTTCTATTAAGGTTTTTAAGTTAAGAGCACCAACCTTCTTAACGGTTTTTGACATCTTAACACCAAGTTGAGTCTTTTTACCTGAGAATCCCTGACCAACAACTTGCCCTGCTCTACCTCTCATAGAACACATAAGGAGATTTTCATACTCCATATCAAAGTTTAATATAGATGCAACTTGATCTCCAACATCATTTACTTCACATAAAACAAATGCATTATTATAATTTCTACCAACTTCCTCAATAATACTTGGGAAAAGCATAGGTTTAATTTCATTATTTCTATACTTTGCTACAACTGAATGGGGAAACTCTGTAATATCAATTACTACAAATGCAGAATAATCCTTTGCTACTCCTCTTGCTACGTCAACGGTGATAGCATATTCATGTCCTTTTTGGGGATCAACATATACATCTAATCCAGCACTTCTCTTTTCTGGTGCTTGATAAATCATTGACCTTAATTTACTAGGAGCAATTAAAGTATCAACAGATCCTAAGAACTCACATTCAAACTCAACTCTAAACTGTTGATCTGATGTGTTTGCAATTGTTTGTGCTTTCCATTTATCATCCCTACCAGGCACTTCCGACCAGTGAACATCAGTCGGTACATATTCATTTTTACTTCTTTCCGCATCGTGCCACATACGGTAGAAGTGATTCATTCCGTGGGGGGTCGAGACAATAATGACTTTAGTACTTTTACCAGAAGTAATAGTAGGATAAACAGAGGCAAAAAACGAATCAGCAATATGATTTGGAACGAATGCAAACTCATCCAAAAACAAGATATTGAATGACATTCCTCGAACAGCTGAGGCAGATGTTGAAGCAGCCAGGATTTTGGAACCATTTTCTAACTCTAATGAACCTCTATTCCATGCTAATACACCTTGCTGCATCCACTTAGGAACATTCTCATATGCAGTTTGTAGTCTGCCAAGAAGTTCCCTTGCGGTTGCTGCCTTGTTAGCAAGAATACCAATATTTACACTATCATTGAATAGTAGATAATGCAATAGATAAGATATAACAGTTGTAGACTTACCTGTCTGACGAGGCATCTTACAAATGTTGAATCTATTATCATGAAAATTCTCAATTAACTTTTGCTGGAAGTCATAAGGTTCAAATGGCATTAAACCTTTATCAAGAGTAACAATCTTAACGTGCTTCTGTGCAAAGTAAACGGGGTCTTCCCTACATGCCATAAACTCAAGAATTTGTTCTTGAGTAAACTCTATAGTAGTATTTGCCCGTTTTAGATTGGGGTTACCTAAGTATATTTCGTCTCTTTTCATAATAAAAAAATAATAATTACGATCCTATTCGCAAGAACGGTTGACCAGGAACATAGTCTGTACGTTCATAGTTCCAAACCTTACAACCAGGATAAACCTTACTCACTTGTGTTATTACTTCCTTTTTAGATGGTTTTGATACTTGTGGGAAGAACATCTTAATCATATAGTTTCTTCCTCTCCATGCCAAATAAACATCTATAAGATTACCTATTTCAGTTGGTATTCTTGTAGCCTCATCAAGTACACCTACTAATGGTTCTGGTTTAATAAGATCAATTGATTCAATCTCTGTTGGTTTATAATCATTTCTCCAATCATCTACGAAAATATTATACCCTACATCAATATTATTCTCAGCAAACCATCCTCTATTTACTTCTAATGCATAACGAATATTGCCATCTGGATAGACAGGAGAAGATCTTAATGGTTCTAATTGCTTAATACTTTCTATAACTCCTTCTTCAGTAACGAATGCAATATCAAGAGGAATAGTAGTATGTCTCATATGAAAAGAATGCTCACCATCTTCTGCAAATGCAAAAAGCATTCCAGTATCTTGTTCCAGACTTTCCCTAAACATCAAACCCAAATCAAACTCTGCTTGGGTATTAGGGATTTCTATTTTTAAAGGTAAGTTAATCTTCATGATCCTCCTCCATTAGAGCCAGTACCGTTCCCACCACCATTACTGCTGCTGCCGCCATTACCACCGTCCACACCGCTATTACCATTAGTTGTGTTTCCATTAGTTTTAGTCTCTCCTTCTTCTGAGTCGTTTTCTAATCTTCCTCTCGCACCAACATAATATCCACGAGGAATAGGTTTACACTTTTTATCCGTGAAACACCAATATTTACCAGAAGGACAAGTTTTAAACTTGGTTTCTTCCATGAATTGTGAATAATTCTTCATAGTTCGTTGCCTAGCACTCTCGTCTTGCATGTTGACATACTCCTTAGAAGCACCTGTCATAGTATCTATATCCTGAAGGGTTAGTTTCTCTACAGGAAAGATATTAGACAATCTATAATTCAACCCATAGGGTGTTTGATAGTCCTGAGTTAATGTATCATCATCAATAGGAAAAAGATACTTATCAAATTTAGCAACACCACCAGTAACATTGGTAGGTTGTTCTTTAAGAAAGTCTCTGAATTTCTTCATTGATTCTGTTGTTTGATTAGCTTTGCTAAGTCAGAAGTAGACCCAACAAACAATGCATTATTAGTAACATTGGTTGTTTTAGTCTTCTCTTCTTCAACATCCTTCAGTTTCTTCTGAAGATCCATTAACTTATCAGTTGCATCAGATACACTCTTAATCAACTGACCAGCAACTTCATATGCTCTTGGTTGCTCAGTTTCTTGAGCAAGTTCGAGAATACCATCAATTGCTTCTTGACCTTTTTCGATAATACTATAAAGATTACCTCTTGTATAGTCATAATCTTTTTCAACATCATTCTTAGTCAACCTGTCTGGTTTTTCTTTAACCACAGGTTTGGGTTCTTCAGGAACCACTTCAGGAGTGATGTTAAATGCTTTATCTAATTGTTTCATTAGAATGTAGTCCCATCGAATCCGAAGTCGTCACCTTCTTCGATAAGAACGCTATCTGCCTCAGTAATAGACTTAATAGCATCCCCTCTCAAGTGACCAACTGCAGTTGTACTATCTTGTCCTCTTTCTATTGTTATCTCATTACCATCCTTAGACTTAATCCATATCTCTTCACCACCAAGATCTGCATATAACTTACCACTTGATGGGATAGTTATCTGAGAAGAATCCTCAACAGTAATCTTCGTATCTGTTAGAGAAATGTCATTCGCAAGGTTTGCTATGATAGCAACATCACCTGTGTAGTTCTTAACTGCTCTTGGTTTGACAGAGTAAGTAACATCTCTCGCTGCTGTGCCTCTCTTCTCTCCAGATAGATATGTAACAGTAGACTTCTTGATGATATCCTTGGTAGCAGATGTAACAGGACCAAACATATAAGTCTTGGCAGTAAATCTTAAAGTATAAAGAAGAACTCTTCTTGCAGTAAAGTCTCCTTCATAATCATCCTGCATTGTAATATTTTCTAATATAATCGGAACATCTCTTTTTTCGTTAATAGCACCGACCAAATTTACTGATACGTTATATGCTGGTTGAAAATAAGGTAATATTTGTTCTGTAATCTGTAATGCATCATCATTCAACTTACACATAATAGCAAGTTCAAATTGCATATTATATGGTACAGGCATAAAAACTTTAGTTGTTTCTTTACCATCAGTTGGATCTTTTACAGTATATCTTTGTGTCGTTGTAACCTTTCTTGCAGGATCATATGTAAGACCTGTAAACTCAAATGACATTCTAGGTAATGTCATTGCAGTTGCCTTATTAAGATCAGGTGATTGCTCTAATCTTGCCAAGAACTTTTGGGTAGGACCATATGCCAATGGCACTTTGATACTAGAATTTTCTTGTTTAACAGTTATACCGTTAAACAAAGTACCAAAGGAAATAATAGTCCTCCTCAGAATTTCGTTATAAAAATAGTCAAACATTGTTACAGTCCTGGTATATTATTTAGGGAATACCGAATGGATTGGTTTCTGAGAAGTCTAAAATCTTATCTGCTTCCGTTTCTATATCAAAATTATCTGCAAATTCATCACTATCTGGCATATCATCTGCTCTCCTTAATGCATGAGATGCACCTGATATTGCTCCAACAATCTTCTCTCCAATAGAGAATGTTCCACTAACTGAAGCAACTTCCAATTCGTTCTTAACAGTGTTCCAAGATCTTACTCTTCCAGTAGCACCACTAACAGCACCTGTTACCATTTCATTGAAGTTATAATCCCCAGTAGAATCTAATGATGGATCACCAATAGTAATATTTGGTGCTAATGTATATCCTGCACCAGCATTGGTTATATTGATAGCAATTAGACTTCCTGCAGCATTTAGTACACCAACACCTGTAGCAGTGGTTCCTACCCCTACAGGAGCGTCAAAGGTGATTGTAGGTGCTGTAGTAAACCCTGAACCATTTGCAGTAAGGGTAACCACTCCAACAGTTCCATCCCCAATATATGCTGTTCCAGCAGCACCTGTACCGCTAGTGCTAGTGATAGCAATACCTGGAGCAACAGTATATCCAGCACCTGGATTAACTATATCTACTCTCTGTACAGATTTTTGATTAGCATTTACATTCAAGTTACATACTTGTATACCACCAATCATTATTGCAGTTAATATACCTGTTGTTCCTCCACTAGGTGCAGATGATAATCCAACAACAGGTGTGTCAAGATATCCACCTCCTCTACTAGATACTGTAATATATGTGATACCACCTGTAGGTACTACACCTGTATATGCAGATGCAGTTGCCCCTGTACCTACTAAGGAAAGGGTTTGTGTTACTCCAAGTATTGTGGAAATACCATCTTCTGATTCACCATCTGCTAGATCATCTCCAACTAATTCATTATCAATCTCCTCAACACCAGTTGCAATAATCTCATCCTCGTAACGGAAGAGTTCGCAACGTAATTCATAAACATAAGTATTTTGTAACTGATAGAATGGTTTCTCATGCTCTACAAACTTGATTTCAAATAATCTATCTCCCAATGGGAAGTAAATTAGATCTCCTTCTTTAGGTCTAGTGGTTAATTTTACATTCTCTTCTCCTTTCATCAATGGAGAAATATAAGTCTCAAATCTTTCCTTTGATATAATAAGAGTTACTTCATTCGTCTGCTGAATACCAAACTTAGATAGTAAAACTGGGTTATCTCCATATCCATCAAAGTTGTCAATATATGCTTCTATAGGATATGCGTCATCAAATTTAGAAGATACAACTTCCTTAATAACACTCTTTTCTCCCATATATTTTCTAGGAAGATAATGTATGTCAACACCATACATCCTCAACTGTTCGTTGATTATATCCTGTATCAGATTTTGTTCTGATTTAGCACCTTGTTGGAAGTATGGATTAAGCACTATATTAACCTACCATGTCTAATGGTGGCAATTCATATGTATTGGACATCTGTTCTCTGATGTTATCAAGCTCTTTCTGAGCATCATCATAGATTTGCCGTCCATTTAACTCTACCCCACCAGGTAATTTAACTCCTTGGAACTTAAGTAAATTTTGACCCCATTGACGTTTCACTAATTGAGTCAAGTATCTTTTTAAGAATGAATCATTCCAGACTCTCGTATAATCATTTGGATTTGCTGCTCTATAACAATCCATAACAATATAATCTCCTACCCCAACATTACTCCAGTCAACATCCATATACAATCTATCCATTCTTTGATTAAATCTTATCTGTTTCTGTGTTGTTAATAAGAAATCAATGTCTGACAAATATGTCTTTGTCATTGCATAAGTTAATAATTCTGTTGCACCCCAATAGTAAATATCATTTAAAAACATCTGATACTTAATACTGAACATACCACTTGACATGGCATTTGTTCCATCATAATGGAATATCTTAGTAACACCAATAATTTCTGGTGGGACTTGTAAGTAATTACTATTCTCTTCCCAATCAAACTCCATTGCAGCACCGTCAATAGTTGCGGTTGCTGTAGTCGTTGTTATACCTGCTGTTGGATCATTAACTCCTCCTCTTGCCCTTCCTCTATCAACATCATTCTGCGTTAATTTATACTTTAAAAATGCTTGTGATACACCATCAAAATGCCTTTCTTGAAAATACTGAACAGCATCATCAACCAAGTCATTGACTTGTTCATCAGCAACGTTAATCTCCAATACAGGAGCACCAAGTTGCCTCTTGCAATAATCTATTAGTTGTTGTCTACTTGCTGGTTGTGCCATTTACACAGATGCTCCTTATATAATATTTAGGGTGTAGAAGAAATACCTGCATAAACCAGGATATTTCCATTGACTAACTTACTAATAGTACTCCCAGTTTTCACATTTACATCATAAACATGCCTACCTTCTGATAATGTTCTGGTATCTTCTTCAGACATTGAGATCTTTATTTTGCCTCCCAATGCACTGGTAACACCAACGGTGAATGTCCCAACAGCACCGAACGTTGCACCCACTGCGACGCTTTTTGCCATTTGAGAAGTTCCAGTATATCCAGTAAAATCAAAAGCAGTATTACTAGTATCAACAACAGTGAATGTTGTTTCAAAACTAGATCCAGTAGTTATTACTAGATTTGCTGCTGCAGGAACACCTGCGTCAGTATTAAAGGTTATATTCTTATTTGACATTGATAACTATCTCCTTTAATAGTGATTTAATTTCGTTAATTTCACTTTTTAAATCTGACAAATTCTTTTCAATAACATCAACTCTTTCATCTTTTTCAGCACCAACACTACGCCTAGCGATGTATTTGTCATACTCTAAAGTATTTGTGTTGATGATAGCATTGCTATTAGGATCTCTAGAGAGATCCGCATGTCCTTTTACTTTAAACATTATGCTAAAGCGATGACCCTTAGATTAGATAATCTAGGTGCATGAACCTGACTGGTAGATGTTAATACAAACTTAAGTCTGTATGATCTGAATGAAGGTAAGTTATCGATAGTAAACGAATAAGAACTGAACTCAGATTCATCTGGAGTAAAGTTATATTCATTCTGACTAGGAATTAAAACATCAGATCTACCATCACTCTTCTCTTTATCAATAATTTGACCTGAACCAGTTAGGTTGTTATAACCAGGGAAAGGTGTAAAGATAGGAGTGAATCCGTCTTTTTCACTAATAGCATAGAATGCTCTTATGTCAGAGAAGTTATTAAGATAACCATCAACAATAACTTTCAAGGAAGTAGCAGAATTAGTCATTGCAACTTCTTTAGAGATATATTTAAATGCAGATGGATCACTTCCTAAAGTATTTACTCTAGAGTCATTTGCAAAATCACTAATAGCATTATTGATTCTATTAGAAGTCGTAACTAAACTCATTCTTTGAGTATCAATAATTGGACTTACTCTACTATCAACAGTATTAAGAGTTAGTTTCATATTAACTGACTTGTTACCCTCAACTACATTGATCAATTTAGCATCTTCATTTATTTTAGATGCAATCAATCTAGGAGTATCTAAGTAATTTGCTTCATTCAATGTTACTGGTTCTACACCAAAGTTAACCCAAGGAGTCTCAGTACCATCAATACTCTGACCAGTAACTGTTCTAATTGTAGACTTAATAGCAGTTCCTTCAGGTGTCACGTTTTGAACCATTGGAGTAACAATCTCGAATGGTATGTTCTGTGTAGCGAATGACTCCCATCCACCAGCAGATTGATTTCTATCAATGTATAGAGCACGATAACCATTGTCATCACTTCTATCATCATTATCTACATTAAACTTCTCAGACATATCAAGTTTAATATGATATGAATCAAAAGTAATAGGATCTGATTTAGTTACATCGGATAAATTATGTGTCTTGTTAATTCTATGTAAATTAACTCCACCAAGTTCATACTTATAAATTTCTGTTCCTGTTGAATAGTCCTGCTTAACTACATTAGATCCTCTACTAATAAATCCACCTATTACATTACCAGTTACATTAGTATATTCAATAACTTCATCTCCAATTTTCGCATATCCTCTATTTGTAGTTCCAACTCCAACTCCTTCAAAGGTTGAGAATATAGTTCCATCTTCTACTGATATACCATCTGTAGAATCAACTGTATATGCTGCTGTTAATCTGCTTGGTTTAATATCAGACGTTACATTGCTGATACCTACCAAGTTATTTTGGAAGTACATTCCATGATTTCTATGATTAACTTTAACATGTAAACCATCTTCGGTAACATCAAGGGCATCGATTTGAACATCTCCGCCATTGAAATCATTAAATCCTGTAGTAATTCCATTACTACGTGTAACCATAACAGTATTACCTGCACCAGTTACGAAGTCTCCTTGAACACCATCAACAATTAACTGACTAGCAGCACCAATAGTAGTGATAGTTGCTCTAAAGTTTCTACCAGCTCCTTGTGTTCCTAGAGAACTAATACCAATTACATCACCTACCACATAACCATTTCCACCTAAAGCACCAGCACCATTTATTGTAACCGCAGTTACAGCACCAGAATTTACAGTAACAACTGCTTTAGCACCCTTACCTTGTCCAGTAATTGTTTCTAGTGAAACGTTACTGTAATTTAAAGCAGAACCACTAAGTGGTGTATATCCAATACCAGCATTTGTTATTTGTAACGCAGTAGCACTTCCTGCTGATCCAACATAGTTACCAGTTGCCTGAGATCCTTGTTGAGATATTGTATTTCCAAATTCAATAGTAGCATCTGCGGTAGTTGTACCAAGACCAACTCTTATCTGTCTAGATTTGAGTGATAATGAATCTGGTTGCAATCTTGCAATTTGATCATTTCCTTTTGCAAGAGTAGGACTGTAAATATCAACTGATCCAGACTCTACGAAATCTGCTCTATAAAGAGTAAATTTAAGATCTTCCCACTGACTTGGTTCCCATGTAGAAGCATTTTGAGACTTAAACAGAGATCCTAGATAAGGTTGCTGTGAAACAAATGTTTTTGTAAGTAGATCTTCTTCACCAACTCTAGAAATAAATACGCTGTATTTTGTAGAGTTTGATAATAAACATGCTGCATACTCTACTCCACCTTCAAGATATAGTGGTGACTTGAATTGGAATGAAGTTGCAACAGATCCATCGTCAGATAAAACAACATCTTCTGGATTTAGAGATATCTCTGAGAAAGGAATAACCTTTTGTGTTGGATATCCATTGACTGTTGATCTAATTTGTAAGGTAACGGGAACACCCATATCATCCTTACTCTTAAAGAAGCAATCAAATCTGGTTAAGTAAATACCAGTTTCATCTTCAACTATGAAAGATTCTGCAAGAGGATCACTATTATTATTCCATGCAAGAGTTCTTTCTGATGTAACAACGCTACCGATAGCACGAGAACTTACTACTTGAGCAGCACCAACTGCTGTTCTAGATACTCTATCTTCTTGTTGTCTTCTATGTTCTATTCTTGCATTTCTTACAGAAATGATAGTTTCCTGAACAGTATTAACAAATCCTTGAGCAATGTAATCTTCTTCACCTCTTGTATCTGCACCTTTAGCTGTGTTACTTGGATTGTCTATTAGACTAAAGACCTTAGTTCCAACCTCAAATTTTGGATGATTTGTTTCACTTGGATTTGGAATAAAGTAACTTCCTTGTAGAATACCATGTCTATCAGGAATCAATCTAACATTAGTAATTGTTGCCTGTGCTCCACTACTTTGACCACGAAGAACCATTCCACTTTCTATCCATCCAGAGTAATCTCCTTGTGGTTCATTTGATAGTGAATATAAGTCAATATTGAGTATAGTAGATGCTCCAGTATATGAAGATGATATAGAACCATCATCATATGGACTTGTTTCATATACTTCAGTAGGAGAACTGAATATACCTTCTCTATGATTAGAAGAAGCAACTCTGAAAGATATTGATGGAGTAGTTGTACTTGGCCAAGTTCCTGAAGATCCTGATCTAAGTGATTCACCAATAACATTTTCACCAACTTGGAATACCCCAGATGACATACTAATTTCTAGTAGTTTAGGGAACACATACCTATTAACATCCTGACCATCGAAGAATGCATATAACCTCTTCTTAGGTTTAAATCTCTTACCATCAACAGTAATATTCCTAGATCTTACTGCTGGTGAAAGTTCTCTACTTATTAGTCTTGTACCTTGTGTGGTATTGTTTACATCTTCAACAACAAGGGTTCTTACTCCACTTCTAGCAGAATCTACACGATTTACCTGTTGACTTAGTGTTTCTTCTCTTACTACATTTCTTTGTCTTCTAACTAATCTACGACCTTCCCATTGAGTAGTAACTCGTTCTACTTCTGCATTTCTTGTACGAGTAGTAATGTCAGTTTCGGTTCCTGTCCATGTTGTTTGCCAAGAATTCCATACAGTAGGTGCAAATCCTGATTGAGGATCTACATTAAACTGTCTTTGAGCTCTTGCCATAGTAGAAGCAAAATTACCTTCTCTATTGATGATTCTTGGTTCAATGTTAACTGTATCAACCCATGTATCTCCAGCAGGTGTTAATTCGATACTACCTTGCCAGAAAGGAACTAAGAAAGGAGTAACACTTTCAGTTCTTGTTCCGAAAGTTTGTTTCAACCACTCAACTTCAGAATACCCTAAAGTTAAAGCATCACCAGTTTTCTTAACGTTAATACCACCAGCTTCTGCAAATGCTAGATCTTGATTGGGATCAACATTGGTCACAGGACCAAATATCATATCAACTGAAGAAGTAAAGTGCTTTGGTCTTAGTTGCTTATTTGCTCTATCAATACTATTTTGGAATTCAATACCATCTTCTTGAGAATCGAATGTATTGAAATTGTCAACAAAGAAACCTGCCTTATACCTATTAGCACCATCTCTATCAGCAATAAACATATTATTGGTATTAGATTCCAATAATGAAAGTGCTGTATAGTATTCTAAATTGTTAATTCTATTTTCTAATTTTCTTATATCAGAATTCTTATATCCTTTATGTGTTAAGAAGTTAATTTTTACTTCAGATACATCATAAACATATGGAGGAAGAGTTGCTTGACATACTTCCAAAGAATCATCAACTCTATTAGGAAAATCTGGTAGATCAGCAGGTTCACCATAGTTGACCTGAAATGTACCATCTTTATTCAAGAATATTCTATCAATTCTTCCAAGATAATATGAGAAAGTTACTAATAGATTCTCATTAGATGCTAGAATATTTGGAGCAGTATTACCTGTTTGTGCAAATGTTCTACCATAAAATTCTAAAGGAGATCTAGTAGCAGCAGAAGTTACTGTATAATTATCAACTCTTGGTCTAATATCAATAATATCAGTGTTTCTATGACCGTCTATTGACTTAATTTCTTTAGAGAAACTAAAGTTCTTATAAGAATCTACTGTAGTAATATCCCCAGTATCAGTAGAATTAAATGATGCTGTAGAGAAATATATTTTTATTTTTCTATCAGGTGCTTCATTCTCACCCTTTCTAGTTATAAATCCATAATCATAGAAAGTGGATTGTTGACCATTATTGTAACTATAATTATCCGAAATATCAAAACTTGTATTTTCTAGTTTTTGAATAGATGAGTATATGTTTGACTCACTAGTCAATATTCTTTCACCTTCTTTAAATATTTCATCATTCCTATAAAGTAAACAAATTTTTGAATCATCAACTATTTCAGCAACAATAGCAACTGCACCACTTGATTCTCCAGTAAAGATTTCTCCTAATAAGAAATCAGCAGTTGTAGTTGATGGACTAGCAATATTAGTTAAAGTTAACTTAGGAGCAGATGGATCAGTTGTATCAGAAGACTCAAATACACCATATAGACTAATAATATCTGGATGATTAAGTGATATTACTTCATCTTGTACTCTTGTTCCATATGGATAAGTACCAAATGTTAATCCATCATTAGCAGTAGTTGCCCCTATACCAGATTCAGCATTAGAAGACTTATCTACAATAATACTATTAACAGCATTTCTTATTTTTAATTTTGATTTTGGATTTTTCTTTTGTAATGTAGCAATTACTTGCTTTTCAGTACCATCTTCACTTGGATTAAATCCTTTAAACTTAAGAGCACTTCTACCATTATTGTCAGTATAAATCTCTACATTATCTTCATTCAATTCATATTGCTGACCTGTACTACTAAAGTAGCTATATCTTTCTGGTGTAAATGGTAAGAAAAACTCACCTTCTGCACCTGTTGGTATAGTAGAAGTAGCAGTTTCTCCATCTACCTGAGAAATATCAAATTTCTTACGTATAGTAATATATGCATCAGTTAGATCAATATCAGATACATTCTTTTTAGGTAATACAGTATAAAGAGTATTATCTGTAGAATCTGTTAATGTAGAATTTATCTTTGCAAAATCTTGTGCAACTACATCGGTTGTAGGTAAAGGTCCAGCAACACCAGGATTAGATGTTACATTCTTAATAAGTAAATCATTTGTTGTAATAGTACCAGTAGCACTTGTGGCAAAGTTAATAGCAGTAACAACACCAACTACTGGAGTCTCTTGATTATCTGGATTAGTAAATTGAACCAAATCTCCAGATTTAAAGAAATCATTAACTGGGATTTTTACAGGTAATGAAACTGTAGATAATCCAGTATGAATCTGTTCACTTCCAACTGTCTTAGGATCAACATCCCAGAAGAATGATTTTGTAATACTAGCAATACCAACATTCAATATAGGTCTTTGTACTATATCTGCACTAAAAGTACTGAAACCAGTAGAAGAACCTCCAGTTACAAATAATCCTTTAACGTCTGATACTCCATATGCAGTTATCCCTGTAGATATTCTACCGTTTGGTATTCCATTGAATATTAAAGATTCACTTGGTATAAAAGTACCTTCTGTTTCATAAAGATTAAGAGTAGATCCATTAGTAACACTATCTTTCAAAAATCCTGTTGCACCACTATTAGAACCCTTAACATAGGTTGGAGTGGAAAGTGTAACTGCTTGGTTCACACTTAATTGAGTTACTGTTTGTATATCATAGAGACTTACATCCCACTGAGATACACCAGAGTAAGTTCCAGATACATACCCAGACTTTAATTTAAAATCATATACTCTAGCAACACCAATTTCTTTACCATAGTTATATGTTGGATTCGCTCCTACAGTAAAAGTTCTATCATCTCTTAAACTTACAGTATAAGTATTACCTAATCCAATTGTAGGTGTTCCGTGTACATTATTTAAAGTAAAAGTTGTTCCTGTATTATACTCAATAGGTTCATCCTTAATTTCTTTTGTAGTACGTGTTTTAGGAGCATCTAAGAAGATAGTTTCTGGTATCTCAACATCATATCCACGGACATATGCCTTACCAGGAGACATCTTGTAGACTATCTTATCATCTGCAGCAGGTTGTCCACCATATGTAAACTCACCCTCTTTAAATATTCCATTGTTGCCTAATCCATCATCTAGAGATTCTGCAACAACACTATCAAAATCTTTTACAGTAAAATCTCCATCAGTATCAAATATCTTTTCTGCTACAGTATCGTCAAAAGGAGTTGCTGCAGAACTACCTGTTTTTGTTTTAGTTCTAAGGTCACCATTTTTTACAGTTCCTAATTCTATAAAATTATTATCATCAAAATCATCTAATGACTTTTTAAATAGACTTGCAGTTATTTTTAATCTATCAGCACCAGGTGCACCATAGTTATTATATCCCTGTGAATTATCATTCAGTGATTCATCTAAATCTGCATTGACAATTTCTTCTACTATGTTTAGACCAATTCTATAATTAGGTGTATTTGAATACTGATCTAAAATTAAAGTCTCTTTATCTACAGTTACAAATTGCCCTCTAATAAAATAAACACCTTCATTTATCATGAAAGATGATCCAGTAGCTGCATTGTTACTGGATAGAGTTAATCCAAAAGAAGTTCCTGCAGTAATAGTAGTGTTACCTAATAATCCTGATACTAATGTAGTATTGCAGAATAACTCTTCTCCATCATTAAATTGCTGAGTAGAATTATTAGTGGTATTAGCACCGATATAATTCACATATAGGGTTAAAGTATTTTCTTCAGAATCTGCAGGAAGCAGTACCTTATCAACCGCAGCACTAACACCAGATACAAGTCCTGTAACTTGTGTTCCTACTAATTGCTCTGCAAATGCAGAAACAGGTACTCCTTGATAAGTATTATTTAATTTTACAGCGTAATAGGATCTACTATATGAAATATTTCCAGGTATTACTTTCTGACCTTCTTTAAAGAAGTGTTGACCAAACTTCTCAACTTGATTTTGAAGTATGGATTGTAGCGTTGTTAATTCTCTCGCCTGTACTGGATACCCAGGTTTAAATAAAACCTTATGGTAATCATTAGACGCATCAAAGTCATCAAAATATGGTGCTACATTTAAGTTAGTTTGCTGTGGCATAATACTTTATAATCCTTTAGAATTGCAAGATGACTTTAATATCTTCTTTTTGGTTTACAGATCGGTTTACTGATGGTCTGTTATCAACGTAAATAATGTTTCCTGAATATCTTTTAACTTCAGGAGCAGAAATACCGTTAGTAAAATCTTGACCAAGATTATATGTCCTATTATTTATAGAGGTGCTGAAACCGCTAAAGGAAGAATCTATCTGTAAATTTGATCCAGTTGATGGAGTTATTACTAGAGTACCACCAGTAGAAGGACTGCTAGTAAATTCTAGTTGTTCATAACCATATGGTGCATCCGTTACAGCAGAACCAACTGTATTAAATCCAACTCTATCCTGCCAATACTTTAACACTCCTGTTGTTTGATCGTAATTAACCACTCTACCAGCAGCAGTAAGACCTGTACCTATTGTTTGAATAAAGGTGGCATCTGGAGTGAATGTAGCAGAACTATATCCAATACCAGTTAATCTAATTGCATTTAATGCACTTGCTTTATCTAATGCTAAAGGAAGTGTACTGTTAGGTGCAAGAGGATTCTCTACTACACCAATTCTAGCAAACTGATTATTAGTAATGAAATCTGGGTTCTCTGTATCATTCTCTAGTCTTGAATACATTAAAACATTAAATGCACCAAGTTCACGATATATATCTGCACCATGACCACCTGATGGTGGAATAATAACATCAAATTCTGCAGGAGTAGTCGCAACAGGAACTCCACCTGCTGCTAAATCTAATGTACCGTAAGTATATCCAGAACCTTGACTGGATATTGTAACGGAATCTATTTTTAAATCATTGTTAACAACAACTGTTGCTTCTGCACCATTTCCATCACCATTGATAGGAACTCTTGTATATGATGTTGATATTGCTCCAACATTAACACCAGCATTTTGAACAGTAACTATTTTAATAGAACCATCAATTGCATTATCCCTAACAGGAGCATTATCTGCAGAAGTATTCCAGTCCTGTGGAACAGGAATAAAATCAGAAGTTTCAAATTTTATAATTTCATTTGGTTTAATAGTGAAAAGATACTTCCAAACATAACCATCATTACTAGTTCCTGCTGCTCTTGGTTCTAGATCAGTAAATGTTGGTTGATCTAATGAAATTTGTCCATTTGGATAGTCTGGACTTGTGCCATTTTGTAGACACATATAGACTCGGTAATCATCATTTATAACATAATATGATGCATTATATAAATTAGTTGCCTTAGATATTGCCGATGTATTTGACCTACTATAGTCATGACGATACATGTCATATTTTGTACCAGACTTCCAAGTTCTCTTCGTTACAACCTGTCTAATATCTGCATTGTTAATTTTCTTCATTGCAATCATAGTGTCATAATATGACCTCTCTTGATCGAATGAATCTTTTGGAGTAGGTGGATCAGTGTCCCAATTATTCTGAACATCAGACGGATTAGGTAGACCTATAAAAGAATAGTAAGAATTTTCGCTACTAGCTACACCAGCAACAAAATTCTTTGCGTTTAATATTCTAATCTGATCGGTTATAATTGCAGACATTTTGACCGAGTTTTTATTTATTTATTTAGGAAGTTATAACGATGTTACCATGCATAGAGGCATGGTATTGGCAGTTATACCAATAAGTACCTGGAGTGACACCTGCGGTATCCCAAACTACTACAGCATTTTGAGTGCCGTTATTAGTAAGTCCACTTGGAACTTCGGAAGGTGATGGTTGCCCAGTACCTTGCCTATTACTAATATAGAAAGGATGACCACTAGCAATTATGGTTAATTGCAACACATCTCCTGTCTTTATAGTAATCGTTGCATTATTTGCTTCTTGTACTGTTCCATTTCTATCATAACCTTCCTCTACGTGATACCAACCAGCACCACCATGTCCAATAGTAAAGTTCCACTGATAGGAATCAGGGAATTGTTCTGTCTTAGTTATTACCTTTCTTGGTCTTGGATATGTAAGACCTCCATCAGTAATTGTAATAGTTCCAACCATTGAACCATGATATTGGCAGATATAATAATAAGTTCCAGTAGAAGATGGAGTCCAAGTAACAGTTCCAGATTCAGCACCATTGTTAATTACACCATCTGCACCACTACCAGTACCAGTAGTATTTGCTGTCTTAATCCAGAATGGATGTCCAGCAACACTAACATTGAACGTTAATGTATCTCCAACCCTAGCTTGTACAGATGCATTATTTCCACTAATATTTCCACTACCATCAGTTCCATTAAGTGTAAATGCAGATGCACCAGAATTAGTTACTCCAATAGTATAATTCTCAGCATTCTTATTTCGATTCTTCCAATTTTCATGTGGATATACTAAAGCAGAATCAGGTCGTTTTTTCTCAAAATAAAGATATCTATTATTACTATTAGCTAGATCTTTATAATTTTCTGACCACAACGTTGTTTTTGATACATTGGTTGAAGGGAAAGTCCTTGCAGGTGATGAACCCCACCATACAATACGAACAGCACCTCCTCCACCAATTGTATCTTGATATGCATTATTCCATGACCAACATCCAGAACCACCACCATATTCACCACCCCTTCTACCATTATTACTACTAGAAGTTCCTCCAGTAGTACCACCTGATCCACCATTACCACCATTTTGTAGATTACCACCAGTACCATTAGTCCCTTCACCATATATTCCTACACCACCTCCACCACAACCTTGAGTCAATCCATCACTGAAACCACCGCCGCCACCGCCGCCGCCTCCAGCACCATCTGTTCCTTGAGTATTTCCATGATATCCACCATTACCACCATTTCCTGAATATCCACCAGCACCACCGCCACCACCATTATCACCATGTGTATAGGTTGCACCGCCACCACCATTACCACCACCGTCTCCTGTATATCCTCCACCTTCGCCAGTTGTTCCCTTACTACCACCTTGACCTTGAACAGTAGCCGCATCTACAAAAAATGATGCTTCACCATGTGCATTTTGACCATTGTTACCAACTTGTACAGCATATGACTGACCTGGTGTTACTCCAATATTATTTTTATATCCTAATCCACCACCTCCACCAGATCTTTCTCCTCCACCAGCACCAATACATACAGCAGATACAACAAATACACCAGCAGGACATGTCCATGAATAAGTTCCTGGTGTTGTCCATACTTCTTCACCATAACCTACTGCAGAACCATCTGAAGAAACTTGATCTGCTTTTGCAAAATCTTTTATATGTTGTATTGCATCTTCCTGTGTCATATTTGGTTCTTGTTCTGCAAGACATGCAAGATATCCAGCAACTTGAGGACCAGCCATACTAGTTCCATCAATATCTGCTAGTTTAAAATTAGCATCTCTTGGATCATTTACTAGAGTTCCATATCCTTCTGTAGATGCAGTAGTATCAAAAACGGAAGAAATGATATTTGACCCTGGAGCGAAGATATCAACTCTTGGACCTATATTACTAAAACTGGATTTATATTCATCTTTAACATCACCAACAGAACCTACACATATTGCATTAGCATCTGCACCTGGACTTGATCCTTTAGAATGATAATATGTTGATGCACCAATTTGATAATAATTGTTAAAATCAGAACCAGTAGGTAAATCACACATCCAATAAGAGTTACCAGCAGAACTGACAACAATAATACCGTCATTTATAGCATCTTGTACATCAGCCCCAACAGAACTAACTCTTACAGGAACTCTGTACAAGGTAGTATTATATGGACAAGGAACTCCATTTGCTTCCAATATAACTTTTCTTTCAGCATCTGTTCCACTTACTGACGTACTAGTTCCTCTATAAACAACATTCGTAATGCTATTAAGATCTGGACTACCTTGACTATAACCCCAACTGTGATTTGTTATAGTTGGATTTTTTCTTCCAGTCTTAGTATTAACTGATTTTTGTTTATGAAATTCT